AGTACGCAACACCTGGAATAGGCAGTTGGACAATATAGAGATCGTTACCAGGAGTGTAAGCAGGCAATGAAGCCACGAGGGTGTGTCTCTTACTAATGACATCGCCGTCGAACTCATCTGGGATACCGACGAAGCCGGTATCGGCGAAATCGGCCGGGGCGAGAGTGCACTTCTGGAAGGCGACACCTGCGGGCGTATCTGCAATAGATCTGCGCGAGGATTGCCTCCGAGGACGAGACTTCTGTTGTTTCCTTTGAACACGTTGTGCTCGAGGACGGGTTGATAGTTGCTTAGAACGGACTAACTTAGCGCCGTTTAGAACTATAAGATTTTTTCTTTTAGCCATAACTGTGTGATTGATTTCGTGGACCCCACCAATCACAGTGCGACTGTACATCTCTAGTTATTGGAGCACCTACCCGTGCAGTCTGTCGGCATTTATGCCTCCCGGAGAGCAAAATGTATCACATACTAGTGAATACATATGGTGCAGGAGTTAAGCAATTTAGCACGGAAGTATTGAGCATAATCAACAGATATAGGAGCAGCTTAGCTTTTCGTATAATGTTGTGCACCGTTTTGGGTAGTTAGACTAGAGACCCACTGTAGAAGATTAACTTCTATTTGGTAACGGTTAACTAAAACAGTTACCTCATATAGTTTAATGACATTGCGGTCAAATCGGGGTTAGAACTCGAAGACAATACGTAAACTATCATTGGATAGTAAGATGTCATCAGAGAACCTACCCCGAATACTACTCTCTTCCAAATCGAATTCTTCATTAGTAAACTTATGTTTATTGAATTCGCGGAGAATAGCATGAGATGGCAATCGGTACTTTAGATCTGGTTCAGAACCAACAGAAACCTTTATTGTACTGAGTACAGGAGGAGTCTTTTGTAGAATCACATACGGACGTTGGTTTTCAAGAAGAGGAGCTGTCTTGGGTAAGACAACAATCTTATGAAAACCTTTGTGTATATTAAAAACGTCAGTAGGTTCACGATTCTGATCGACTAAAGCGGCGAGATACTTCTTAGGGTATATTCCTAACTCGAATTGTTCTAAAATTTTAGAATAAATGAAGTTAGCGAATCTACGCTGGAAATTCGTTACGTGAATATGAGGCTTAACTTCTTCAAAGATAAAGAAGCCAAGACCACCATATTGTAAGGGTAAAAAGAGATTATATTTACCATTATCCGTCATTCTCTGAATGGCAGTTTTATTATAATGAATAAATCTCTGATGAGCTCTGTAACGATCAGAAGCACCCCGTATTACATAATTATAAACAGTAGCAAGTGGCAAGTTACGCGCGATAGATCGCATAGTAGACTTAGACTGACCTGTTAAGAGTCCGACGTTAAGATATAGGATTTCCTTGAAACGGCTAGTGGCCGGATCATATAAGGGAGAACCCTCTTTCTTGACGAACTCGTACATAACAGAATTAACAGTAAGGACTTGTTTATGTATATAATTCTTCCCCATAGATAAAAGGAAAGAAACCTGGTTAACATTCTTTTTCCATATCTCATAATGACGAGCATTAGAGCGGAAAACTATATCATCTCCATTGATATAGTTAGGTAGATCAAAGAATTTTATACGTTTACCAGTATATTCTTCCATAGATATCCAAT